GGCGCTCACTTACACAGCGAACAGGTTAACGAAAAGCATGGAATTATAGTAAGAAATTTAAGTTCGGTAACAGCAAAAGATGCCTGGCATCATGAAAAGGGCTACATGAGTTTACCGAAAAACCAAAGTTTCATTTGGGATAAGCAGAAAGGGCTGAGAAATATATTAGTTACTCCGATTATAACTGATTAAGAAAACTTCTTTTTTAGTATGTTTTTCTTGAAAGATTTGTTATTAATTATATTACTTATAAGCATAATATAGGAGGTGCTGTCAGTGAAATGTCAGGCGATAACAGGATCAGGAGAACAGTGCAGTAGAGAAGCTGAAGAAGATAGTAAATATTGCTGGCAGCACTCCCCTCAGTGTGACGATCCGGGAGGTAGACCCAGGGAGTTTGAGAGTCCGGAGGAAATGCAGAAAGCTATTGATGAGTATTTTGAGAGTTGCTTTATTACTGCTACCAACAGCGAAGGCGAAGAATATCAGAAGCGAATAAGACCCTGGACTATTTCGGGGTTGGCTGTGGCCCTGGGTGTCGATCGGAGGACAATTCTTAACTATGAGAATGAATATGAAGACGAGTTTTTTCGCACGATAGCGCGCGCGAAGGCTAAAATCGAAATGTATGCAGAAGAGCAGCTCTTTAGAGGCCAGGGTAAAACCAGCGGTGTGCAGTTTAACCTCAAAAATAACTTTAATTGGAAGGACAAACAGGAGCACGATATCCAGCACTCCGGTGGGGTAGAGATAGTGGACGACATAGGATAGTGATAGCATGAAAAAAACCGTCAAACTGAGCAACGTTGTCCTGCCAGCATTCAAAGATTTCTGGAAAGCAACCAAAAGCGACGAATATTTGTATTTTGTGCTTAAGGGCGGCAGATCCTCCGGTAAATCAGCCCAGATTGCGATTAACCGAATAGTGGCAACCATGAGGCACCCTGTAAACGGGCTGGCAGTGAGGCGCTATGCTAAATACCTGAGAGAGTCAGTCTTTACTCAACTGGAATGGGCGGCAAAGATGCTCGAGGTCGATGAATATTTCAAGTTCCAGACCAGCCCGATGCAGGTTATATATGAGCCTCGAGGTAATAAGATTTTATTTGCTGGAGCTGATGATCCAAAGAGAATTAAGTCGCTGGCTTCAGCTGAATATCCATATACGTGGCTCTGGATCGAGGAGCTGGCCGAGTTTAAGACCGAGGATAAGATCGAGACCATAGAGGACAGCATAGTCCGCGAAGAGATAAAATTTGATTACAAGGTATTTTACAGCTATAATCCGCCCAGGAGGAAGGGCAACTGGTGCAATAAGAAGTTTAACTCTGTGACGCTGGATGACATATATTTTGTGCATCACACTGATTACAGGGACAACCCCATGATCTCAGGAAAGACGATGCAAAAGATACAGCTTTTAAAAGAGAATAACGAGCATAAATATCGCCACACCTGGCTCGGTGAACCTATAGGGTCCGGTATTGTGCCATTTGATAACCTGGAATTTCGCGAAATCACAGATGATGAAATTAAGCGGTTTGATAATATTCGACAGGGCATTGACTGGGGTTACGGAGCTGACCCCTTCTGCTTTCTCCGATTGCATTATGACAAGAAACGGAAAAGGCTTTATATCCTCGACGAGAAGATGGAAATTAAGCTTTCAAACCGAGAAGCTGCCCGATGGATTAAGAATAAAGGCTATAATGATCATCAAATAATAGCAGACAGCGAAGAACCGAAATCAATAGACGAAATGAAGCAGTATGGTATTAAGATCAAGGGCGCAAAGAAAGGACCGGGATCGGTGGAATATGGAGAGAAGTGGCTGGATGACCTCAATGCCATAGTTATTGACCCCAACCGCACCCCGAAGACTGCAAACGAGTATGAGAATATAGATTATCAGACTGACCGAGACGGCAACATTAAGAATAAGCTGGAGGATAAGAACAACCACAGTATTGACACCACAAGGTACGCCTGCGAGGATGACATGAGCACGAAGCAGGGCGTAACCTTCTTGAAGTGAGGGATTTAAATGCTGACAGAAACCGAAATTGCTATAAACAAAATAGCTGAAGCCGAAGAGAGATCCATCTCCCAGATCATCAAGGATATAATTGCGGAGCATGAAGGTGATGAGCGCTGGGAGCTTATGCGGCAGGGCTTTGATTACTACCACAATGAAAATTTAGTGCTAGACGAGCCCCGACAGTATTTCGACGGGGAAGAGACGAGTGATGAAGACACCTTTGCAGATAACCGCGTCCCTCACGGCTGGCACAAGCTCCTGGTAGATCAGAAGGCAGGCTATATTGCCGGCAAGCCTCCAGTAATTGAGGCGGAAGACGAAGAATTTCAAGAGGATATTAGCGATCTTTTGGGTGGGGACTTTGATGATAAAATGCCTGAACTTGTCAAATCTGCCTCCAATAAAGGGCGGGCATGGCTTCATGTATATGTTGACAGTGAAGGCGATTTCCGCTTCATGGAAGTAGATCCGCGGCAGATAGTGCCTATATATGATACCGATAAGCAGCAGGAGCTCATGGGCGTGTTGAGATATTACTCCGTCACCTATAACGGCGAGAAACTAACTCGAGTGGAGTGGTGGGACCGCGAAAGAGTAAGGTATTTTATTAAAGATTCCGAGAGCGGAGAATATAAACCCGATACAGTGATCAGAGATGAAGAGGACTGGGATAGACCTCACTTTACGAAAAACGGAGAAGATGAGAGCTGGGGTCGGATTCCTTTCATCAAATTCGCCAACAATAAAGAGGGATACCCGGATATTAAGTACTACAAAGAGATGATTGACCTGTATGATCGTCTCATATCAGCTTTTGGCAACGAGCTGGAGGATCTGCAGGAAGTCATATATATACTTGAAAACTACGGCGGCGAAGATCTCGAAGAGTTCCAGAAAATGCTCCGGAAATTTAAAGCTGTCAAAGTGGACGAGAACGGCGGCGTTGATACTCTGGACATTGACATACCCACCGAGGCTAAAAAGGAGCTCCTGGATCGCCTGGAGGAGAATATATTGCTGTTTGGGCAGGGGGTTAACCCAAAGACAGACCGATTCGGAACCAGCCCTTCAGGTGTAGCACTGCAGTTCCTCTTCTCACAGCTGGACATGAAAGCTGATGCCCTAATCAGGAAATTTAAGAAAGGCTTCAGGGAGCTGGCTTACTTCATTGCCCGCTATAAAGAGCTGGAGGACGGGGCTGACCATGATCCTTCGGAGGTTTCGGCCACATTCAACAAATCTATGATCTTTAATGAAAGCGAAAAGATCGAAAATGTCCAGAATAGCCTCGGTGTCACATCAACCAAAACAGCGCTGGCCAACCATCCATATGTCGATGATGTAGATAAGGAAATGAAGCGAATTGAAGACGAGATGGATGATGTGGATGATACCCCAGACCTCGATGATATAGATCTCGATGATGAAGGCGAAGAGGGCGAAGAAGAGGGCGAAGAAGAATAGGCGGTGATTAAATGAGCATTGAAGATGAATTTGAAAGGCTCCACCGCTCGATTGACGGGCTGGAAGGGCAGGCTTTTCGGAAAATATCCCGAGAGTTTGCTAAGTCCCTGGAGGGTTTACGTAATATAGTCAGAGATAAATATGACCAGCATGCTGAGGAGGGGTCTTTAACCCAGAGTGTCATGGCCAAGTATAACAGGCGTGAAAAGCTGGATAAAGAGCTCAGGGAAGCTGCCAGAGATGTTCATGTAAAAGTGAGCAAATTGACCCGCGAAGAGCTGCGGCAGACATACCGTAAAAGCTTTAATGGCACCAGAGATATAATTTCGAGTGAGGCAGGCAGGACAATTCAGGGGAAAGTTAAGCGCGAAGTGGTGCAGGAAGCCTTACAGAACCCCGTTTCAGGGTTGAAGCTTAATGATCGGCTTCGGCGGAGAAGGCAGGACATAGTGACAGAGATACAGGAAACTGTTGGCCAGGGGATATACCGCGGCGAAAGTTACAGCTCTATGTCTAACAGGTTAAAAGAGACGCTTGACGGCAACAATAAGAAAGCCCGAAGGATAGTCAGGACCGAAACACATAGAGTGCAGGAGCAGGCAAAGAAGCATTCACTGGACCATGCTCATAATCAGGGGGTGAAAATGCGGAAGTGGTGGATGACTTCTGATGATGAAAAAGTAAGAGCTGGTCATGAGCATATGGGCGATAAATACTCAAAAGAAAATGCTATTCCCTATGAAGAGAATTTTGTTAATGACGAAACAGGTGGAGAGGGCCCTGCCCCGGGCTTGTTAGGGGTTGCCGAGGATGACATAAATTGCAGATGCAGGAAGATGATTATTGTTGTTGACACAAGTTAATTTCTGGCCTTTTTTCGTATTTGTAGGCCGAAAAGAACAAAGACTGGAGCCGGAGGAGGACCGGCGCAACAAACTCGAACAGAAACTGAAAGGGGATATAAAAAATGACTATTGAAATTAGTGAGCTTTTTGGTGATGAAGAAATTAGAGAAGCTGTAACCGATCGGTTAGGAGATAAATATATTATTGTTGAGGAAGAATCACATATTCCAAAGTCTAAATTTGAAACCATCAGGCAAGAGAAAAAAGAGGTCCAGGAGCAGCTAGATGAGAGAGATAACCAGCTGGAAACTCTCAAAAAGCAGGCTAAGGATCACGATAATTTAAAAGCGACTGTTGAAGAGATGCAGGAAAAGAATGAAAAGTTAAAAGAAGAATATGAAACCAAAATGAAAGAGACTAAGCTTGACATGGCTATTGAAAACGAGCTCATAAAGGAAAAAGCTCGCAATCCAGATGCCGTTAAAGCCCTGCTGAACAAAGATGCAATTAGCCTGGATGAAGACGGCAATGTTGTCGGGCTTCCTGAGCAGCTGGACAACCTGAAAGAAGAAGAGGATTATCTTTTTGGGGAAACAGGCCTGAAGGGAGAAGATCCTAATGGCAATGGGCAGACAACCGCTGTAAATGAAGATAATCCCTTCTCAGATGAGGAGTTTAACCTCACAGAGCAGGGTAAGTTGATCAGAGAAGACCCCGACAAAGCTCGAAAACTAATCAAAAAAGCCGGAAAGGATCCGGCAAACTACGATCTCTAAATAAGGAGTGACGATAAATGACTACTAGACTTGGTGATGTAATTGTTCCGTCGGTATTTGAAAATTATATTCAGGAGCAGACCGCCGAAAGGTCTGAGCTGTTTCAGAGTGGCATTATAGCCGAGGGCCTTGATCTCGATCTAGGCGGCGGAGGTAAACTGTTCGAGATACCCTTCTTCAAAGACCTGTCCGGAGAGGAAGGTGTGAGGCAGTCCAATACTGCCATTACCGTTGATGAGATTGAATCCGGCAAAGACGTTGCTCGTCTGCACGGCAGAGATAAAGCCTGGGGAGCTGAGGACCTAACCGCTGAGCTTACATCTGGAGACCCCATGCAATCTATAGCTAACAGGGTAACTGACTATTGGAATAGGAGAATGCAGGCGTTGCTGATCGCCACCCTCGAAGGTATATTTGCCGAAGAGGATAAGCTAGTGCACGATATCTCCAAAGACAGCGCCGACGATGATAGCGAAATAAGCGGCGAGGCTATCCTCGACGCCAAACAGCTTCTCGGAGATGCCAAAGAGCAGCTGACCGCTATGGTAATGCACTCTTATATCCACACTGAACTTCAGAAGGATGACCTGATTGACTATATCCCCGACTCTCAAGCTAATGTTGGCTGGGGAACCTATATGGGTAACAC